CATCCCTCATGCCCTTGCTTCATTATGAGGCAGGGGCATTTTCATTTCTAAGGAGATAAAACAATGGCTGGTAAATCTTTCAAAATTCAAATGGACCCTACTTTCAAATCGGTGGTTAATGTACCACGTGTAGGTGCTGACCCAATGGCTATTCCATTCACATTTAAAGCACTTGATCGTCGTGCTCTTTCTCGTATGTTTGACGGTTGGAAAGAACGTGGTGTTGCGTTGGTAACTGAATCCCGTGAGGCTGCCGAAGCAGGTAACGAATGGTCGATGGAAGAATGGACTGATCGTGAAGTAGCAATGCAAGTAGAGCAGATCAAAGAGATTGTTGTTGGTTGGGGTTTCTCTGACAAGTTCACCGATGAGAACATTGAAGCTCTGGTAAGCACCTCTGTAGGCGTTGTAGATGCGATTTTGGAGCAATACAATGATGCCTATACCAAGGCTCGCCGGGGAAACTAATAGCAGCGGCCCACGCTCTGTATGAGTCTGAAATGACCGAACATCAAGCTGGCTTGTTTGGTCTTAAACTCGAAGAGATTCCAGTAGAAGAAATCCTAGTTTGGGATATCAATTGGAATGCATTCAGAGTGTTCAATACGCTGAATACTCAGTGGCGAATTGGTGGTATGGGTCACGCTACTGGATTAGATTATAATGTAATTCCCGCTGTGGGGAAGATGTTAGGTTTTAAGAACAAACAAATTAATGAAATGTTCCCTGACCTACAAGTGATGGAGAACGAAGCACTCATCACTATGGGGGAGAATCGTAAAGATGCCAACAATCGCTGAATTAGAAGTAAGAATTGACTCTCAACCAATTAAGACTGGTACTGATAGTCTTAATGAATTTGCTACTGCTGCTGAACGAGCACAGAAGGCGACAACTGGATTTAACACATCTACAACAACTAGTGGTGGTATCGCTCCTACCACTGAAACAACAAAGGTTAAAAACCTTTCTGAGGCCATCGATCAACAGACTCGCAAGTTGAACACACTCGCCCAACAGCGTAAGCAACTTGAATCATCTGACATGAAGTCTACAATGCCTGCTGAATATGAACGGCTCAACCGTATCATTGATGCAAACATTGCTAAGGTTGGTATGCAAGGTGATGCAGTACAACAACTGACCCGTATCCAAGATGCTCAGACAGAAAAGGCTGTACGCAAAGCAAATGCTGAAGTAAAAGCTCAAGAGGTATTGACCAAGGCTACAATTGCTCAAGAGAACATTCTGACAAACGCTTCTGCTAGACAACAACGTCAGATTGACCAGACAATCAATGGTCTAAGTAAACAGTTGAAGGCTCAGAATGACTACAATGCAGCCATCGAAAAGTTTAATAAAGCCCGTGTAATTGGTACAACAACACAAGGTATGATGGGTCCGTCACTTGGTGCTGAAGAATATGACAGCTATGTAAAACTTGCTCAAGCTAAGCGTGATGCATCGCTCGCTACGGAAGATAATAGTGCCGCAATGGTTCGAGCACAAAACAAGCTTGATACTTATACTGCAACACTGGGTAAGGTTGAACGTGCTGAAGTAGAATTCAGTCGTGCACAACGCACACTGAAAGAGAACTTGGACCTTGGTAACATTACCATGGATCAATATAACAAGAAACTTCAAGAGTTTACAGACCATCGTGATAAGACTATTGAGAGTACTTATTCCAATGCTGCTGCTGAGGAACAACTTGAGCGTCAGCTGAATAAAGTTGTTGGTGCATATGATCCAGTATTGCGTGCACAACGCAACTATGAGAACAGTTCAGCTATCCTGAAGGATGGACTTGATGCTGGTTTGATTTCCCAAGACCAATATAACAAGGCGTTGGCTGAACAAGCTGAAGCTCTTGATAAAGTTAAATCAAAAGGTAGTGTTTTCAGTACTGTAGCTGACGATTATGAGAAAGCATTGAATGCTGCTCAACCTCTTCGGAATGAACTAAAGGAACTTGAAGAACAACAACGTCGTTTGGACGCGGCTAAGAAAGCAGGTTTGGTTGTTGGTGATGATGCTATTAAACAGCACGCCCAAGCTGAACGTGCTATTGCTGCTCAAACTGAAGCAGTTAGGAAGCGTATCAAAGCTGGTAATGAATCAACCATGTCGTATAAAGCTGAAATGGCTGCTATGCGTGGTATGCCCGCTCAGTTGACCGACATTGTGGTATCTTTGCAAGGTGGTCAAGCACCACTTACCGTATTGTTGCAACAAGGTGGTCAGATCAAGGACATGTTTGGTGGTGTAGGTAATGCATTAAAAGCTACCGGTACATTCCTACTTGGTCTTGTAAACCCTATTACTGTAATTGGTGCTGTACTTGGTGTTGTTGCTGTTGCTGCTTATAAAGGTAGCAATGAGTTGACTGAATTTAACCGTGCATTGATTCAATCCAAGAATGCATCTGGTGCAAGCGCTTCAGATTTCACTAAGTTCCAAACAACACTGGATGGTATCTCTGGTACATCTGGTAAAGCTGCTGAAGCATTGACCCAAATGGCAGCTAGTGGTAAGATTGCATCTGAGGTAATGGTTGAAGTAGGTGAAGCTGCCATTAAGACAGAAAAAGCTACAGGTGCAGCAATGGATACAATCATTGCAGACTTTACTTCTTTGGGTAAAGACCCTGTACAAGCGGCTATTCGTCTTGATGAAAAGTATAAGTTCCTTACTACATCTGTACTTGCTCAAGCTGATGCTTTGATCGAAATGGGTAAAGAACAGGAAGCTGTTCAGTTGCTTCAATCTGAAATGGCTAAAGCTGCATCTGATACTGCTGATAAAATGATCGAAGAAGCTGGTTATATTGAGCAAGCTTGGTCAGGTGTTAAGAGTATCATCAGCGAAACGTGGGATGCTTTGAAAGGTATTGGTCGTGAGGACACTACTCAATCTCGCATTGATGCACTGAAAGAGCTTCAACAGAACATCGTTGATTACAAAGGTGCTGATTCAGCTGAACGTGATAAACGTTACCAAGAGGCTGCTTCGGAGATTCGCATTCTTGAACAACGTAAGACAGCAGAAAAGTCTGTAGCTGAACAACGTAAACAAGATGAAGTGAACCGTATTGCTGGTAACGCGGCAATGGACAAATTGTTGAAGCGTGAAAAGTCCAACCTTGAAGGTGTAGCAAAAGCTCAACGTGACTACGATGACCGTCTGCTTGAACATGAGAAGATTCGTAAAGCAGGCAATGTATCTGCTGAAACTGAATTGAAAATGGCTGCTGACCTTGCCGCTGCACAAAAGAAACTTGACGATGCGAAAGCAAAGGCTAACAAACCTAAACGTCCGGGTGCTTTGGATACGACAAGTATTCAGGAAGTGAAGAGTAACCTGACTCAAGTCAATGCTGAGTATGACGGCTACTACAAACGCGTTACTGCGTTAGGTGAAGCCAACGTGGTTTCTCAGGAAGCTACATACTATTCTCAGAAAGCAATTCTTGAGGCTCAGAAGAAAGCAGTTGCTAGTTCTTATGATGACCAGATTTCTGCAATTAACAAGTTGCAGGAAAATAAGAAGAACTCTGTTGCACAAAACATTTCTCTCGACAATCAGTTGACTAAAGCTGAAGCTGCTAAAGCAAAAGCAATGGAAGATATTGACACAAGATTGGATGTGTTGCAATCCAAAGAGAATGGTCGTATTCAGGAACGCACACGTAACATCGCTGCTTACAAAGCCGCACTTGATGCACAACTTGATTCACTGCGTGATGAAGGTGCTCGTAACGCTGAAGGTGTAGGTCGTGGTGACCGTCAAGCTGCACTCAATCAACGCTTGGGTGATAATGACAGGGACTTTGATAAGAAGCAGTTGGCTTTGGCCAATGCTCTTGCTGCTAAGGATATTGATCCTGTTGAGCACGAACAAAAGTTAAAAGATTTGACTCAAGCTCACAACGATATGACTAAGCAGATTATCCAAAACGATAAGGATATTCAAGCCGCAGAGTTGGATTGGACAAATGGCTTC